CGCAAAAAAACTATATGAGAATAAAAGAAACTAAACAATACAAAAGGAGTAGATAAAAATGAATGAAGTATTTATGGTAATAGGTATAACAGCAATAGCACTAGCAGTAATGATTATTATATTATTACTACTATCATCAATCGACTAAAAACAAAAAGAGGAGTAATATAACAATGAAAAACGAAATGAAAATAAATGTAAAGGTAAATGAGAAAAATATTCTTGAGGAAACTTACACAATCAAATTGAATCGTGGTGAGATAGAGCAAGTAGAACAAGCTTTATTAGATTTAAGAATGAATCTAATGGAAACCATAGAATCAGCAAGAGGTGAAATTGTTCTCCAGTTTAAATTGAAGCACTTGATATAATTGACGAGCATTTAGAACTAGAGCAAGTAGAAAAACTAATTGATAGAATACAGCTAAGTCATCTTTTTATCTATTAAGATATAACCAAAAGTTATAAGGATATAATGCGCAAGTTATATATGATTTTGACAGGTACATTAAAATAAATATCTATATAAATCAATGACTTACAATTTAACTATTGACTGTGTACTAAAACTATGAAAGGATAAATAACATGAACAAACCAAAGAAAGCAAACAAAATGAATATAGATTTTAAAAAAACAGTAAACACAAAAAAAGTAAATAAACTTTCATTAGCTCAATTGACAGCATTGAATAATTTATTAGATGGTAAAGCAACAAAAAAAGATTATAAGATTTTAAAAAATGCAAATACAAAAGAGCTTAATAAAAAACTAAAAAGAGAAAAAAGATTGAGAGCGTTTAAACAGGCTATCAAAGATTCAAGCAATTTTAAATTTGATGAGCTTGTTGATCGTTGGCAATTTATCGAACAAAGAACAGACGAATTATTAGGAGAGTATAAATGAAAAAAGCAACAAGAAAAACTTATGAAGCTTTGGCACAGCTTTATGTAGAGAGGGATATGGAAGTTGAACTATATGATGATCCATTACTAGAATCACTTGGTATTAGTTATGATGAATTCAAAGACTATGTGAAAGAAAGCAAAATGATACTTAGGAGAGAGATAGCAAAGTGCGACTTATGGTATATCAGAGAGCAAAGAAATAAATTAAATAGGGAGGTGTCTGATGATGAGTAAAGTAAAATACATTGAAGCTATATATTCACAAGCAGTTCAATTTGATTTAGAAAAGCTAGAGGTAGATTGGAATGATGTCCATGATTATTGGGTAAAATGGGGAACGCTTAATGTCCTATATAAAGATGGAAGCATTAAAAAATATGAGCCTAATTATGAACCTAAAATAGATTGGAAACATCCAACCTCTTACAGAGCTTATGGTAAAGATTGGAAGAAGGTGTCTTATGATGAATAGTAAATGGATGTTAATAAAAACAGATACAGACTTAAATGTGTCTACCGCAACAGTTAAAGCAAATAACTATTCTAGTGCTTTAGAGTGTGTCAGTGATGCCGAGTTTAAAGAAGCAAACAATAATGACTCTTCAATACTGGCTTTTATCGAGCTGTATCCCAATAATTTACAAATAATAGAGGTGTATGATGGCAACAAATAAAATAAACACGGCTTTGATTAAACTACAAGCACGGCAAAAGTCTGAGTTGATGTTAAAAACAATGCTTGAATTAGGCTTAGTATGGACAAAAGCAGAGCAACAAAAGTTTATTGAGGATGAGATACATAACAGGCTCAACCAAGATGAAATGCTAAGAGAACTAATGTCTTATCGATTAGATGAGATGGAAAGAGAAACAGAGGAGGACTATGACAATGAGCTATAATAGATACTTAGATATAAGAAAAGACTTTAAAAAACTAAACGAATACGCAAATGAAATGGAGCCTTTACTTGTTGAAGCTGAATTTAAATCAGAAGAAGATAAAGAAAAGGTTATTGACTGGGTAAGAGAAACATTTTTTAATCAATGGAAACATAGTGGAGGATCACAATAATGAAAATCAAAGCTAATACTGAACTACATATGAAGAAATTAAAATGGTTAAATCATGAGTTAGAAAATGAAATTTTAAAGACTAATTTTCCAACTGTTAGAGCCAGAATAATTTTAGAAATCTGTAGTGTAAAAAGCACTAGACAATTTGAACAATGGATAGAAGGAGTAAAATAAAATGACTTACGAATTTAACGACAACGATTACAATGACGAAGACGATTTATATTATCTGAATGGCATGAGCTACGACCTAGAAGATGAATTAGAAAGACAACATAACTTATTGATTTCTAAAGGATTTTCTACTAACAGCATTGCAGATTATGTAGATGAATTTTATAATGGAGAAGAATTATGAGCCACTTAATAAACGACATGATCATTGAGAATATTTACGAAGATATTGAAGATGAATTAAATGCAGGTAAACTTTCAAAAGAAATCAATGAGATTGCATACTCTAAAAATTTACATGCAGACGATGACTTAGATGTTATCTTAGAAATAATATTAGAGGATCGTTATGAATCAAGAAGCATTTAACAACTTCATAGAAGTCTTTGAGGATTATGACCTAAAAGTATTTAGAGATGGTATGACTGGAGATTATTACTTAGAAGTTTACAAAGAAAAAAACTTAGAAAGAGAAACCTTCAGAGTCTTTAAATTAAAAGAAGTGTTGGAAAAAAACAACAGTTAAGTATAGTTGTTGCAAATAAACAACAAACAATTTTAAAAATCTCTTGACTTTTATAAAAAAGTATGTTAGATTAGTATTTTAAATTTAATTAATTAATAGTGTGAGGAAAATTATGGATAGTGAATTTGAGTTTTATTATAAAACTTTTTCTAAATGGCAAGTATCAAAATTAATTAAGCATAAGAAAATGCATTTAATAAATATCATTGGAAGCAGAGAGGATGATGAATATGAAGAAGGATTTCCAATACTCAGAACTTCTAAAAAGGTTGTGGATGTTGTTGATTATGTTTTAAAAGAAAAACGAGAAAAAAATAATGCTTGACTTTTGATCTAAACTATGATACCCTATAACTTGACAAAGGAGTAAAACAAAATGAATGACAATAATAATTATAATTGGACTGGACTGAACCTAAACCTAAAAGATATAGAAACAGCTAGAGATTATCTAAGACAGTTTAAAGATATGTCCATAGTGATTAGATTAAATAATAATAATGATTATGAATTACTTAATAAGGCTAAGTTTAAGATGCATGGATTAGGTAGAATAAAGATTGTTAATGGTTTAGATAATCCAAAAGCCTATCACTATGATTATACACAAAGAAATAAATAAAGGAGTAAACAACAATGAATACTAAACCTTATAACCATTTAAAAATAGACGATGGAGCTTTCGAGCTTGACTACATTGCAAAAGCAAGTGAGCTAAATTACATTCCATACAATTTCAAACCACATTGGAATATTCTATTTGTAAAAGTATCTCGACAGTTTAGCGGAACATTTGAAGAGTGCATTGATTGGATGTCACAGTTTTACATTGACAGATTCGATGATGCGAGAACCGCAGATGCACAAGCTCTTGAATTTGCAAAAGAGTTAGTAAAAGGAGACAAGGTATGACCAACAGATTTAAAAAGATAACACCTTTCGTTGAACCTCTATCAAAAGAAATAGATGAGTTTGATGATATAGAATCTCAAACAAAGATTGTTTTAAATACCGAAACGAAAAAAGCAAAGATATTAGAAACTTACAGCGTACATATTAAAGTAATTGGACATTGGTACGAAGAATATCAAGTCGAAGCAGAGTCAGAAGAAGATGCAAGAGATCGTTGGCTTGATGGTGATCAAGTTCAAAGATACGAACACTGCACTAACGAAACAGAAGTCTATGAAGTAGAGAGATATTAAGATGAACATATTTTATTTTGATGATTGTCCGATAGCTTCAGCTAAAGCACAGCCCGATAAGATGTTAGTCAAAATGCCTTTAGAAACAGCACAGATGTTATGCACAGCACACCGAGAGTTAGATGGTGATGAGTATGCAGACAAGGTAGGTTTATACAAGAGAGCTTACTGGAATCATCCTTGCACTGTTTGGGCAAGAGAAACCAGTGAAAATTATTATTGGCTTCTTAGACATTTCTTAGCATTAGGTGATGAGTACGCTTTTCGCTACAATAAAAAACATAAAAGCGTAAATGACTTGTATATTCTTTTGTCTGAACCGCCAAACAACATACCTTTAAAAACTATGACACCAGTTGCACAGGCTATGCCAGATCAATACAAAGACGATGATCCTATTGTTGCTTATCGCAACTACTGTATCAACGAGAAACACTATGCTAAATGGGAACAAGGCAGAGCCAAGCCTGATTGGTGGACCACTAAAAATAATAACTTGACAAGAACTTAATAAAGCCTTATAATAATAGATGGATAATAATAAAGTAATAATAACAACAACACAGAGTTTGCGGTATTTTACCACATTCTTTCTTAGTTTTGCTCATCAACAACTAGGTAAGATCCGTGCTGTCCTGAACAGATTAGTTTTTCTTTTTGGTTTTTCTAATGATTCGCAAAAAACCAATGCCTTTATTTTTATCCCACCTTTAAAAAAAGACTTGACATCTATATCAGGATCTGGTATAATGTCGCTTAATCTATTATAACTTAAACAAATAAGAGAGAGGTAAATATATAATTATGGATAACAGTATTAAAACAGTAGAAGGAATTGCTTATTGGGCTAACATCACTGTGCCTAGCACTACCTTTGAACCAGTCTATCAAATAGAATTGGTCATTGATGATGCAGTAGCAGATGATTTAGAAGCAAGAGGTTTCCCTACTATTAACGGAACAGCTAAGAAAAAAGACGGAAGTCAAAAAACTTCCGATCATTACGAAGGCAGAGCCGTTATGGTTAAAAGAAAGGTAAGTCGTAAAGACGGAACACCTAATATCAAACCCAAACTATACGATGCTAACGGAGAGCAAGTTGACCTGACTGTAGGTAATGGCTCAAGAGTATTAGTCAAGTACAGAGAGTGGGCAGTTGATAACACCTATGGTAAGTTTCAAGGACTTGATCTAGTCAAAGTAAAGATCATTGACCTTGTTGAATATTCAGGTGGTGGTGAAAGCGACTTTGACGATGACGAATTTTAATTTAAACTGGAGAACAATATGAATGAAGAAGTTCAAAACGAAATGCCTTATATTGAAATCAAAGGAGTAAAAATATCTGTGGATGAGTTACCTCAAGAAGGACAAGCTTTCTTTGGTAGACTTCAAAGACTCAATCAGAAAAAGGCTAACCTTGTATTAGACTTAGAAGAGATACAAGCAGGTATCAATTTCTTTTCTAACCGCATCGTAGATATAGTTAACAACGATGGTGAAGAAGAAGCTGAAGTTGACATCGAAGAGACAGATGCTTTTCCTCCTGAAGAGGATTAATTAAAGATAAAGTATGCGGAAAAGAGGATAGCATTTAAAGTATAAATCCTGTTTGGTACAGTAGTCCATACATAGTATCGGCTTAGATATCATATGAACAACGCTTTATCAAGTCATCAGTCCTGAGAGTATGACTTAAAATCCTAGGGTCAGGAGTTTAGTTTACTTACAAACTAGTGTTGACAGGCACTTAAAAAACCGATAGTTATGTTGCTGTTGGAGGAGTTGGTAGTTATCTTCGGAACTAAAAAACTACCACAGATTTTAATAACGAGAAGGAGCAAAACAAATGATGACAGATCATGAAGGATCAAATTGGGATGAATACAAACTGCCTTGTCCTGAGTGTGGTGGATCTGATCCAGTCGGTAAGAACAAAGACGGATCAGCGCACTGTTTTAGTTGCGACACACACTTCCACGATTATGACAAGGCATGTGAGTCTCAAGGATTAGAAAGAAAAACAACAACTGTATCTAAAATAAAAGATCACAGAAATAAGTTAAGCGTTCCTTCCAACGGAACATTCACAGACTTAACAGATCGTAAAATATCTAAGGCAACAGCCATTAAGTACGGAGTTAAAGTTGTCGAAGCAACAGGCGATCACATCTATCCTTTTTATTCAGGCAATCAAATGGTTGCTACAAAGGTACGATACAAAAGCCATGACGGAATATCTAAAAACTTTAGTTGGACTGGCTCTACTACAGAAGCAGGTCTATTCGGAGAGCAACTCTTTAGTGGTGGCGGTAAGTATGTTACTCTTGTTGAAGGTGAGTGTGATGCAATGGCAGGATATGAAATGCTTGGATCAAAATGGGCAGTCGTATCTATCAAACGAGGTGCTTCAGGCGCAGTCAAAGATGTTAAAGAAAGCCTAGAGTTTTTAGAATCTTTTGATAACATCGTCATTTGTTTTGACAACGACAAAGCAGGGAAAGAAGCATCAAAGAAAGTTGCTAGGTTATTTACTCCAAGCAAAGCAAAGATTATGACACTGCCTGAACAGTTCAATGATCCAAATGATATGTTGATTGCCAACAAAGGAAACGCATTCAGTCAAGCATGGTGGTCAGCCAAGACTTATACTCCTGCAGGTGTTATTAATGTATCAGAGTTTAAAGATAAGTTCTTTACAAGAGAAAAGAAAGCGAGTGTTCCTTATCCTTATGAAGGACTCAACAAGAAACTGTATGGCTTGAGACAAGGAGAACTTGTAACCTTCACAGGTGGTACAGGCTTGGGTAAGTCTAGTGTAACTAGAGAACTAGAACATTGGCTTATTAAAAACACAGAAGATAATGTAGGTATCATTGCCTTAGAAGAAGATCCTAATAGAACCATCAGTGGTATCCTATCTATCGAAGCCAACAAGAGACTATACATTGAACAAGAATTAGAACAGCTTTCTAAAGAAGAAATCAATGATTACTTTGATATACTTTACAACGGAAAGAATGAGAATCGTGTATGGGTACATGCACATTTCGGAACGAACTCTATCGAAGACATCTTCTCTAAACTAAGATACATGATTGTTGGCTGTGGATGTAAATGGGTGGTGGTCGATCACTTACACATGTTAGTCAGCGCCATGTTTGAAGGAGACGAGAGACGAGCCATTGATTCTATTATGACCAAGTTAAGATCTATTTGCGAAGAAACAGGTGCAGGACTTATCTTAGTATCTCATCTTAGACGAGTAGACGGCAACAAAGGACATGAGAATGGAGTCCAAGTAAGTCTAAGTCATTTGAGAGGTAGTCAATCTATTGCACAGTTAAGTGATTGTGTAATCGCATTAGAAAGAAATCAACAAGCAGAGGATATTCAAGAATCAAATACAACACAGCTTCGTGTATTGAAATCAAGATACACAGGTGATGTTGGTCTGGCTTGTCGGCTTCTTTACGACAGAGAGACAGGTCGTTTAAACGAGATTCCAACAGAAGATTACGAAGACGATGGCAAAGACATAGAGTTTGATGACTATGCTTAAGCTTGTATTTGACATTGAAACAGACGATTTGAAAGCCACAAAACTGTGGTGTATCGTGGCTCAAGATCTTGATTCTAACAAAATCTATCGGTTTGCTCCTCACCAGTTAGAGTCAGGTCTTGAGTTATTGAAATCAGCAAACGTGTTATTAGGGCATAACATTATAGGGTTTGATATTCCTGTTATTAAAAAATTAACAGGAGTTGATCTCTCAAACAAGAAAGTAATTGATACGCTTGTATTGTCTAGACTATTCAATCCAGTACGAGAGGGAGGACATAGCTTAGAGATGTGGGGATACAAACTTAACTACAATAAGATTGAGTTTGAAGACTACTCACACTACTCTGAAGAGATGATGGACTACTGTGTTAGAGATGTTAAGCTTAATACTCAAGTTTATCATAGACTTATTCAACAAGAGTCGGCAGGATTTTCAAAAGAAAGCGCACGTCTAGAACAAGGAGTAAGTTTAATATTAAAAGAACAAGAACAGGATGGTTTCGAGTTTAATCAAACAAAAGCCGAGAGCTTATTAGCCAGTCTTTATAAAAGAATGAATGAGGTTGAGGAAGAAGTACACGAAACTTTCAAGCCTAAAGTAATGAAAGAAAAACTGACACCTATTATTTTAAAGAGTGGTAAGTTAGGTCGTATGGCTCAGAATGAAACAACAAAAAAGAGAACAAAACTTCTTGACGATGAACTACAACATCTATTAGATGGAGAACCTTTTGTTATTCGTACATACGAGATCCCTTTTAATTTAGGATCAAGAAAACAAATTGGAGAATACTTACAAGACTTTGGTTGGAAGCCTAAGAAATTTACACCAACAGGGCAACCGATTGTTGACGAGAAAGTTCTACATAAAATAACAGATATACCTGAAGCTCAACTCATTGCAGAGTATCTTCTTCTTCAGAAAAGAATTGCTCAAGTAGAATCTTGGATCAAGTTTGTTGAAGATGATGGAAGAGTACATGGGTTTGTGATACCTAATGGTACTATTACAGGTCGAATGACCCATCGTAATCCCAACATGGCTCAAGTTCCTTCTGTTAAGAGTCCTTACGGAGAAGAATGTAGGTCTTGTTGGACAGTTAAAAAAGGAAATAAATTAGTAGGCATTGATGCTTCAGGGTTGGAGCTACGAATGTTAGCACATTATATGAAAGACGAGGAATTTACAAATGAAATTATTAATGGAGATATCCACACAAGGAATCAAAAAACTGCAGGACTTCAATCAAGAGATCAGGCAAAAACTTTCATCTATGCACTCTTATACGGAGCAGGAGATACCAAAATTGGACAAGTGGTTGGAGGAAGCAAAGAAGATGGAGCTAGACTTAAGGAACGCTTCTTTGCTAATCAACCTTCATTTAAACGACTTCGAGAGAGAGTTACAAAGGCATCGGCAAAAGGTTATCTCAAAGGAATAGATGGTAGAAAGATATTTATAAGAAACGCACACGCTTCTCTGAATAGTTTACTACAAGGCGGTGGAGCAATCGTAATGAAAAGAGCATTGATCATGTTAGATGAAGAAGCAACTAAAAATAATTTAGATTATAAGTTTGTTGCAAACATACATGACGAGTGGCAAGTTGAAGTTAGAGAAGACCACGCTAAAGATTTTGGTACTCTTGCAGTCAAAGCAATTGAAGACTCAGGAGATTATTATAACATGAGGTGTCCTTTAGATGCCGAATATAAAATAGGAGATGACTGGAGTGAAACACACTAAAGAAAAAGAATATAAATGGAGGTATTCTAGAACTAATTCTAAAGGCAAAGTTATTTTTAAACATGATACAGATGAAACCATAGAAGATGCTTCTAACTTTTTAAAAGAAAAAGGAATTAAGTATGAAGAAAAAAAAGAAGGTAATATGATGTGGATTCATTATAAACATAAGTTATATTCTTATTATCCTACAACTGGAAGATGGGCGCCTTATAATAAGGGTTGTTATCCTGATAAACACTACACATCTAAAGGTATAGAAGATTTTTATACTAGATTTTTAGTAGCCGATAAACCTACATTTAAAGGTGACACAGAAACCAAAAAAGAAGTAAAGAAAATTCTTGACGATGAACAAATAGAATACAAAATAAAAAAAGACACAGTTACTTTGACTACTAAAGCTAAACCTAGAAAAGATGGTAAGGGTAATAAAAGAAGATATACATTTGATTACATTATAGGAACTGGTAAATGGAGAATGCATGGCAGTTATAATGAAACTTACTATCAAGCAAGTAGTATAGAAGCCTTTATTAAAAAATTTTTTAAACCACAGGAGGAACTAGTATGAAACACACTAGCCGAGATAATTTTATAAAAGATTTAAAGAGAGGCAGAAACATAGAAGAATTTTTGTTAAACAAAATAAAAAATAAATATCCGTGTGCTACTTTAATTGATGGTAAGTTTAAAGACTATGATCTTTTCATACCAGAAACAAACAAAAAAATAGAAATTAAAGGAGATTACAAAAGTTGCGAGACAGGTAATATTATAATTGAATTAAGTATGTATGATAAACCTTCCGCTTTATTAACAACAAAAGCAGATTACTGGATTATTTTTACAGGACAAGAACTTTTATATATAACTCCTATTAAAATTATAGAATGTATTATAACTAATAATATACAATCAAGAAAACTAACTGGTTTTGGAGACTCACAACCCAAGATTGCTTGTCTCATAAAAATAGATTTATTTAAAAAATATTGTTTTAAAACAAAGGAGTTAATCAAAAATGAAACACACTAAAACAAAAAACATAAGATTTGAAGACGGAGAATGGTGGTACGTTGGACAAGCAGACGGAAGAAGACGAGTAAACTCACATGAAAAGAAAAACAATACACGCATGTTTGTTAATGGAAAATACATACCTAAGTCTCATCCTCTGTACAAAGCAGGAAGATATAAAACATTTGAAGGCGCTGCTTTCTCATCTTTAAAAGGATATGAAAAAACTACAGAAGGTTATGTATATATAATAGCTAATCCTTCTTTTGATGGTTGGCTCAAGATTGGTATGGCTGTTGATGCAGAAGACAGATGTAATGGTTATCAAACAAGCAGTCCACATAGAGATTATCAACTTATCTATTCAAGAAGATTTAACGACAGAAGAAAAGCAGAAACAAAAGTTATGCGAGAACTTAAAAAGATTGCTAAGAAAAATAACGGAGAGTGGTTTAAGACAGATAGAAATACTGCTCAACAAATTATAGAAAAGATACCAGTAAAACTATGAAAAAATTAAATACATTAATAGGAGACATCTACAAAGAACTTGATGGGCTTAGTAACGGCAAAGCACTAGACATATCTGAAAAAGATGCTGAAGAATTTGGCAATGCCATGAAAGATATTCTTCTTCAATGGGCAAAGCCTTACGAAAGAAAGAAAGAAACTTTGAGAATGTCTAATGTAGGTAAACCAAATCGTCAGCTTTGGTATGACTTTAAATCAGAAGATGAACCACTGCCTATGAAACCTTCAACACAGATTAAGTTTCTTTATGGTCATATCTTAGAAGAAGTCGTATTGATGTTGGTTCGTTTAGCAGGACATAAAGTTGAAGGAGAACAAAAAGAAGTTAAGGTATCAGGTGTGCTTGGTCATATGGATTGTATCATAGACGGAGAAGTTGTTGATGTTAAGTCAGCTTCAGGTTTTGCTTTCCAGAAATTTAGAAATGGAACACTGCCTGAAGACGATCCGTTTGGTTATATGGCGCAACTTGCAGGTTATGAAGCAAGCGAAGGTACAAACAACGGAGGTTTCTTAGCAATCAACAAAGAAACAGGAGAACTTGCTCTTCTAATTCCAGCAGAAATGGATAAACCAAACATCAAACACAGGATCGCTAAATTAAAAAGAGAATTAAAGCTTGACAATCCGCCCAGCCTGTGCTATAATCCTATACCTGACGGAAAATCAGGGAACATGAAGCTTCCTAAACAATGTGTCTATTGCCGACACAAATTCACATGTCATAAAGATTCAAACAACGGACAAGGTTTGAGAGTATTTAAGTATGCGAAAAACCTAGCATTTTTTACGACTGTAGTTAAACAACCAAGAGTAGAAGAGGTTACGAATGAATGGCAAAAGAGCTAAAGAAGTAAGGCGAAAAGGTAAGCAACTACTGGTGCGTTGGTTGCGCAGTATTATTCCTGACGAAGAAGATGCGAAACAAATTAACGTAAATAATTTAGAAGAATATTTATCAGAACAAACACATGTTTATTTAAATAGAAAGTTTATGTTGAGTGCCTATTCTTTGAAATGGATCTACAAAAGAGTAAAAAGAAAACCACAATTAACTTTAGAACAATTACAACAAGACTTAATTAACGAACAAAAAACAAACACAAGCGATTATGATTTTTATGGCTAAAGACAAAAAAGAAGAAGAGGAAAATGTGCTTACTTTAGATTTAAATAAAATAGAACTAGACGAACTTTTAATATCAGTAGGCGGTGTTTTATTTTCAGGAGCAGAGATAGAAGAGCTTGACGAGATCTTATTAATAAGATTAGAAGAGCTAATCAAAGCAGAACTCATTATAAGAGAGAATGATATAAGACCTCCTAAAGGAGAGGACACCATACATTGATATGAAAAGAAAACCAAGAAAGAAAAGACCAATCGAGAAAGGACTACCAAAAGGATACGACTCTAAATGGGAGTACGATCTTCACCAAGAAGAACTACAACATTGGGAACACCACAAAGGAATCATAGAGTATTCTATTCCACATAAATATCATCCTGATTTTATTCGCATCTTAGAAGGTAAGGTTATATACTTAGAAGCAAAGGGAAGGTTCTGGGATTATGCTGAATACAATAAATACAAATGGATTAAAGAGATACTTCCAGATGATTGTGAATTAGTATTTTTATTTTCTAATCCTTCAGCACCTATGCCTAATGCAAAGATGAGAAGAGATGGAACAAAAAGAAGTCACGCTGAGTGGGCATCAAAGAACGGATTCAGGTGGTATAGCACCGAGAGTTTACCTAAAGAATGGAAAGAAGAGGAGGAACAATAATGAACTGTTGGTACTGTAATCATGACTTAATTTGGGGAGGAGATCACGATATTGAACATGAAAACGAAGAATATTCCATTGTTACTAATCTTTCTTGTCCTAATTGTAATTGTTTTGTAGAAGTTTATTTACCGAACTATATGAACAACGAAGAGGAGGAGTAACATGGAAGAACTAATGGAACAAGCACATAAGATAATGGATGAAGATTTAGTTAATCATCCACCGCACTACAACAACGGCAAGATAGAATGCATTGAAGCTATTGAAGCCATGCTAACACACGAAGAATTTATTGGTTATCTAAGAGGAAACTCATTGAAGTATCGTTGGAGATTTAGATACAAGAATGGAGTACAAGACTTAGATAAAGCAGATTGGTACGAAACAAAACTAAAAGAAATATTATTAAACAAGGAAAGAAATGGAACAAACTAAACTACCTACAACTTATCAAGAGTTCATACATCTTAGCAGATATGCTAGATGGAACGAAGATACAGGAAGACGAGAGACTTGGCAAGAGACAGTTGCAAGATACTTTGACTTTATGCAAGAGCATTTAAAAAAGAATAACAAAACAGACATATCTAAAATTAGAAAAGAATTAGAACAAGCGGTACTTAACTTAGAAATTATGCCGAGCATGAGAGCTTTAATGTCAGCAGGTACAGCTTTAGAACGAGACAACGTAGCAGGATTTAACTGTAGTTATGTTGCTGTTGATACACCTAGAGCTTTTGATGAAACACTTTACATTCTTATGTGTGGTACAGGTGTTGGCTTCAGTGTTGAGCGACAGTACATAAATAAACTTCCTGATCTTCCTGAAGAGCTACATCCTACAGATACTATAATTAAAGTGGCTGATTCAAAGATTGGATGGGCTAAAGCTTATAAAGAACTCATGTCTTTGCTTTATGCAGGACATATTCCTCAATGGGATCTCAGTAATATTAGACCTCAAGGCGCAAGACTTAAAACCTTTGGTGGTCGTGCAAGTGGTCCAGCACCTTTAGATGATCTCATGCATTTTACTATTAACATTTTTAAAGATGCACTCAGTAAAAACCAAAAGAAACTTGTTTCAATTGATTGTCATGATTTGATGTGTAAGATCGCAGAAGTTGTTGTGGTGGGTGGTGTTAGACGTAGCGCTTTGATCTCACTCAGCAACCTCTCAGACGAGCGTATGCGCAATGCTAAATCAGGTTCTTGGTGGGAGCATAGTCAACACAGAGCATTGTCCAATAACTCAGTAGCATATACAGACTCAGCAGAGATGGGCGCATTCATGAAAGAGTGGTTGTCTTTATACGAATCTAAAAGCGGTGAACGTGGTATTTTTAATCGTCAAGCTGCTGAAGAACAAGCTTCTAAGAATGGTAGGCGAGAAGAGTACAAGGACTTTGGATGTAATCCATGCAGTGAAATCATACTAAGGAATAAACAGTTCTGTAATTTAACAGAGGTTGTTGTTAGACCTGAAGATACTTGGAAAAGCTTAGAAAGAAAAGTAGAATTGGCTACTATTCTTGGTACGTTTCAAGCAACATTAACTAACTTTAGATACTTAACAAAAGCTTGGAAAGACAACACAGAAGAAGAAGCATTACTTGGTGTTTCTCTTACAGGCATTATGGATAATAAAAAGATGTATGAAGGAGATAACTTACCAAGAAGATTACAAAACTTTAAAAATGTATCTGTCATTAAAAATAAAGAGTGGGCAAAGAAACTAGGAATCAAACAATCGGTTGCTATTACATGTGTTAAACCTAGCGGTACTGTGAGTCAGTTGGTTGATAGTGCTAGTGGAATACATACAAGACACAGCGAATACTATTTAAGAACTGTTCGTGCCGATAAGAAAGATCCTGTTGCGCAGTTAATGGTTGATCAAGGAGTGTATCACGAAGACGATATCACTAAGCCTGAACATACATTAGTATTTTATTTTCCAATCAAGTCTCCATCTAATTCTTTAACAAGGATTGACTTGTCAGCAATAAAACATTTAGAAATTTGGAAGATGTATCAAGACAATTGGTGTGAACACAAACCATCAGCCACCATCTCAGTTAGAGAATCAGAATGGTTAAAGGTTGGCGCATGGGTATGGGATAACTTTGATAGAATATCAGGAGTTTCATTCCTTCCTTATGCAGATCATTCCTACCAACAAGCACCTTATCAAGAAATATTTGAAGACGAATACAATGAATGGATGGAAAAGACTGTACATGAAATTGATTGGAGTCGCATAACTGAATACGAAAAGGAAGACATGACTGAAAACACTAAAGAACTAGCCTGTACTGCAGGCGCATGTGAGATAATATAATGGAAGCAACCTTACTCACTTTTAAAATTGTACTAGACTCTAAAGGAAACATAGTATCTGATCTTGGAGGACTACCTATGAAAGACATCGACAAAGTTTTTAGAAATAAAGAAGATGCACAGGTTATCAAGAAGATTGTACACGAAGGCACAATAAAACTTCAAGGCATTCATAAGTACCTTGAAGATGAAATAACTGCTGTTCAATACGTTGACTAATTTGCCAACGGATTATCGTCTTGGTCTTCTATTCTTTCGACTCTATTTTCTAAGTTAGTTATTTCTACATCAACTGTAGATATATCTAGATCAAGTACCTTAACCATATTGCTATTCTCTTTGACTTCAGGCATAATACTATCATCAATTGTCTTATTAATATATTCAACAGAAGTTTCTATAGCACTAAAGCGTTCTTCAATTTCTTGTTGAGCGTCTTCTGTGCCTTCTAGTCTTCCTATTTTTTTCTCTAGGTTTTCGATTCTGTTTACATAGGTAGCACCTGTGTATCCAAATCCAGCTAAAGTTCCTATAATAGAAACCAAACCTATTATTTGTGTTGCTCTTGATTGAAACCAATCCATTTTATTTCTCCATTATTATAAGTTAGGTTGTAAATCTTGCAAGGCTTTTAATCCATTCAAACTATCTGAATACATTCCAAAGAATGCTTGATTGTTATCAGGCATCAAAGCCGACATGTAAATATCTTTAGGTTCATACCATGCAGAAGCCTGTGGCATAGTTATTTGTCTGTATGCATCAAATCCCGGAACTGTACCCATATACGCAACAAGCTGTGTAGAATCTGCGTATTCTCCTGTCTCTTCTTGTTGTTGTTCTAACTGCTCTTGTTGGTCTTGCATATTATTCTCAAAAGCTACTGCTGTATTTTGAGGACCAGTTGTTTCACCTACTGCTGTGTTTTCGTCACCACCTGTATTTCCTACTGCTGTGTTTTGTGTGCCTGTTGTATTGCTCGCAACACTAGTATTGGCAGTGGTTTCAGTAGTTGTTGTGGTAGTTGAACCTACTGCTGTGTTGCTACCACTGTCGGTATTCCCTACTGCTGTGTTTTGTGTACTCATGGTATTTGAAACACTGCTGTCGGCATTAAAACTATTCAAGACTTGTTGAGTTTGGACCACTGAACTAACGACTTGAGCAGATATGCTTGGTGAGTTTGACATGCTTTGTCCACCTGTGACACTACTGGTTACGGCTGTAGCAGTTGTATTTCCTGCGACACTACCGCCTGATGCTTTTGTGTTTCCTGTTGTATGAATAGTTGTTCCTGATGTTGTACCGCTTACACTATTTGTTGCTACCTCAATTGTACTGGCTACAACACTTAACATTTGTGAAGTAATACCGCCTTTTTCTTCTTCAGCTACTACAGTTTCTTCTACTTCTTCTTCAAGTTCTTCTATTTCTTCCTGTATTTCTTCTTCTATTTCTTCCTCTTCTTCAAACCACTCTTCAAGTTCTTCTATGGTTTCAAACTCTAAATACTCTACAGGCTCTTCTTCCCATTGCTCTTCTTCTATTATTATCTCTCGTCTTTCAAACTCTTCAAATAAAACTTCTTCTAAGAATATAGGATCAGGAGTATCTTGCTCAAAGATATCAACTACAAAGTCTATGTATTCTTCTTCTAATAAAATAGGAAGCTCATCTCGTTCCATAGTTTCCATAGGTATATAATATTCTTCGTCTATTGTTATAAATATTTCTTCTTCAAAGAGTTCTTCTTCAAAAACAAACACTTCAAATTCTTCTGGAACTTCAAAGAACAGTTCTTCGTATTGGTCTTCTTCAAAAAATGTAACGTATTCCTCGTATAGCTCTTCCTCTATATAGTCATCATAATAAAATTCTTCTTCATAATAACCATAACTTGTTTCTTCTTCGTAGCCATAATCAAACTCGTCTTCAATGTAGTAAGCTACAGATGCTTCTTGAGTATAACCTGCACAAAACGGAGCATATTGAGGATCTAAATCACATTGTAAATCATCGTAGGCTTCCCAATATAAAGGACAAGAGGTGCTGTGTAGTGAATCTAATCCACATTGTTGTGTTAGGTATGCTGCATCGTAGCCTGTACAAGAACTATTATTAAGAGGATTGCTACAATCTATAGAGTTTCCTGTTCCTAAACCATATAAACTACCTCCGTTTTCTAACAGCGTATTAAAAGAACTGTTGTTCCATGTAGCATTTACACAAGTACCAGAAGCATTTGTTGTTCCTTTACCGCATTGGTCATAGAACAAATATGTATATGTTTCGTCTGCTGCACCTTGTTCACCAATTAAAACATCGTGATTAATAATATTTAATCCACCATAACGATACTCAAAGGTGTCGTTAGAGTTCCAAAGGATAACTTCAAAAGAATTGTCTGTGTTGCTTCTGTTGTATTCTCGTAGGTTGTACCAACCAAAGACAGTCTTATCGGTAAAGTTTTTGGCTAAAACTTTTGAGCCGTTGTCTCGTATTAGATCAGTCCAAAAAGGATATAAGGTGTATGTAATTTCAGGTAGAGGATCAGGTGTGTAGTCGTTACAGTAAGATCCTGACGACCCAAAATGTAGACAACCATTGGTTGCCATTCTAGCAGTTGTAAAATCCTCGCCATAGAACGTAAATGTAAAATCTAAATTAAAAGCACCTGAGACTTGATCGTCACCAGATGCCATGTTTGTTGTGCCTGTTTGACTTGTTAAATCAAAAAGACTTTGGTTTGCTTCGTATATATAATTAGCGTTGACTGACGAGGCAAATAAAAGAAGTGCTACACTAAATGCCTTTGTCAAATTCCCTAGCACAAGTCAGCCTCGACTTTTTCAGTTTATTTTTATCTCTAGTACCTTTACATTTTTTTAGATACTGAGCTTTTGCTTCGATGTAATCAGGTCTATCTGTAATGTTTTCTTTCCATGCAAGTTTTGCTTCGTCACCTATCTTGCCTTCATAAGGGCAAGGAGTGCCTGCCATAGACATTGCTTTAAAAACACGAGGGTCTTGGCAAAGTATAGAGACACTGGCTACTTTCATGCCTGTATCGTATAGATACTTGGAAAGCTTTAAGCGTTCACAATTCTCATCACGAACTGTACGACCTGTAGAAAAGCCAAACACTTGTCCTTGATAAGCACCTGACCTTCCTACAGTACAAAGGTCTTGACTGTAACTCATAATACTAGGAGCAATCGCAGAAGCAGGCGGTGCTTTTTGCGTGATATTCTGATTGATAGTTTGCTCAGATTTGCTCTCATTTATATTTCTATTTGTATTATCTGACGTAGATTTGTTTTCATTTACGTTCTTATTGTTTGATGTAACCTGTGAAGTTGAGTCAGATTTATTTACATTAGTGTTCGTATTATTATTAGTGTTCGTACTTATACTATTATTGTTGTTATTATTAGTATTTGTATTTGTACTTGTACTAGTATTGTTGTTGTTATTTGTATTTGTACTTGTACTAGTGTTGTTGTTATTGTTAGTAGAATTTACCGTACTAGATACAGTTGAATTAGTTGTATTATTATTGGTATTAGTATTAGTGTTTGTACTAACATTTGTGTTAGTATTTGTATTTGTCTGCGTACCTGTTGTCGTATTCGTATTAACATTTGTGTTGCTGTTGGTATTTGTAGCGGTGCTAGTATTGGTATTAGTATTGGTGTTGTTGTTAGTATTTGTTTGAGTACCAGTTGTTGTTGTAGTATTAGTATTTGTATTGGTATTCGTATTGGTGTTAGTGTTTGTATTCGTGTTAGTGTTTGTGTTCGTATTGATATTCGTAGTAGTTGTCGTATTGGTTGTCGCTAATGAATTTTGTTCACAATACTGTTCACCTGCTGTACAATCTCCAGTCTGATCTGCTTGCGCAGGACTGCCAAAGAAAAGAGCAGATACAATAAAAGCTCCCAATAAATTTTTAGTTATTTTCATATACTGCCCTCCTCTTCAGTATAAAATTAATTTAGTAATCCTAAGTGTAATATAATATCGAAAATTAAATAGCCAAATAAAACTCGAAACATAAAGCGATATCTTTGGTGATCATCAACTAAGGTCGCAAGATATTCCTTGTTCACTCTTGTCCACTTTCTTTCAAAATCGTATTCCACTTTATCACTATTTAATTTTTATTTTTTTAGGTTTCTTTTCTTCAGGAATTATTCTCTTCAAGAAAATATTTAACATACCATTGACAAAATTTGCACCTTCAATCTCTATGTCTTCAGACAAATTGAATTGTCTTTTAAAAGATCTTTGCGCAATACCTTTGTACAGTTTGTTATCGCCTTCATCTTCTGAAGACTCATAAGAAACTGTTAAAGTACTTTCTTGTAATGTGATGTCGATATCTTTTTTATTGATACCTGCGAGAGCAATTTCAATTACGTAATCGTCTCCATCTTGAAGCACATTGTAAGGTGGATAACTTGGTAGGCTTTTAGAACCTGCTGACATCTCTGCCATGTTCTTAAAAAGACCATCAAATCCTACAAACAATGATGAAAATATTGGATCTCTAAAATCCACCATTCCATAAAAGTCATTTCTTTTTCTGACCATTTTTCTTCTCCTTATTATAAGCAAGAATGCTGTTTATAAATGCCTCTCAGACCTCCATATGAGCGTTCTAAGAGACTCCTATTGTTAAGATAAAGATTACCCTTTATACTTAAACAAATCTTTTATATCGACTGCGTATTTTTTACATTTGACTGCAAGAACTTTTGCTTTTTCTAAAACAATTTTAGATTTAGCAACCATGTCTCGCATCATGTTTGGCTCACAATGCCACATAATACCCATGACGATAATTATTAAAAATAATATTAAACTCATTAGTTTTTACCTCTAGTCTTTTTTACCGTCTGGCTTATGGCTGTTTGTATATAATCCAAACCATGCTGCGCCAGCGCCCACAACAATCGAGATTAATCCTGATTGTTCAAATGTAGGTTCAGGCAAGTCCATGAACCAGAATGTTGTAAAATATAACAGATACATATAGACACCTAAGAAAGCTCTTGGAATTATTCTCCAACTGTCTATTGCTTCTGCTACAAATATAAATTTTTGATAAGGGTTGTCGTTCTTCTCATCTTCAAGTTCCCTTATCCTGTCTTTTAAATCTGACTTCTCTTGAAGGAGTGCCATGAATTTACTTAAGTCTATTTCGACCTCGTTCCTGTCCATGTCTCCTGAGAAACCACTCATTTGATTTTGCATATTCATTTTTTTTCTTCCTCTACTTCTTAACTAGACTACCACCAAAGTACATGCCAATTATAGCCGATACTAAATTGGTATCTAATTGCGTTATTACCAAACCTTGAAAAGTAATCCATTCAAAAATCTCTCTACCTTCTCTAAAAAACCAAAAACCCGGATTCCAATTGGTGTATCCGACTGTTACATCCACATCTGGATAAAATACTGCGACCATTTTTGGCAGCACTACTATTGCGAATACAGAAACCAAAGCTATGATTCTTCGTGTCCAAGCAAAACCTTTGTCTTTTAATCCGTGATCAAGAGACTGTTGCTTGGCTTTCATCTCGAACTCACCTCTCGTTATAAGAAGTTTTTGTTGTTCTTCTTTAGCCTTGCGACTTTGCGACCATATACTTAGCAAACTACTTAGCAAAGTAGAGCCAAGCATCGTAATTATTTCAAATGGAAAACCCACCATAACTCTCCTCTATGTCACCTGTTAAGACTTCTTCAGCCAGTTGTTCATAGAATAATCGAAAATGTTCTAAACTCATAAAGCTTAAATCTTGTCTGGCTTGATGAGTACGATAAATATCGTAAGCATTTTCTAATTGTTCTTCGGTGTATAGTAACATAGTATAGTATCCTTTTTAAGTTTTGTCAAGTATTATTTAAATCTAGGAGAAATATAATCTGAATAACGATTCATAATATCAATTGTTTTATCTGCGTAGTTTGGATCAGTTGCATATCCTGCTTCCTGTATCTCTCTTAAATATTGTTCTGCTGATTCAGCTTCTTTTGCTTTATTATATCTTTCGTGCGCTGTTTTTTCTTCATATCCTTTAAATGAATCCCTAACATTGTCAAACACTCTAAAGTTTGCATCAATAACTTTTTTCTTTCCGTCTTCGTATTCAACAGTAGGCATAGAAACAGATTCTTGTTCTTCTACCTCTTTCTTTCTTTGAACTTTTATACCTAAAACATTGTTTTGATTTAGAGCAAGCTCTGATTTACCGTGTCCTGATTCTAAACTGGCTTGAGCAGCTACTGCTTCAGGATGAGAAAGCCCTTGTTCTCTTGCAAAACGATAAAACTGTCTATAAGTTTTCGCATCTTCAGGCATTTCTTCTTCAAACTTTTGAGCTTGTCTTTGTGCTAAAGCTTTTATTAACATACCACCAGCAAACTTTCTTGTTCTATTTGTATGTTTACTTTTAACAGTTAAATTACTTGGTGAATTATTTCTAGGATTACCATCTTTATGATCGACATCTTTACCATCACCTGCTGCAATTCTTCCTTCTCTTTTTAACTGCCTGTTTGCGTTGTTTCTGTGCGCCCTGTCTTTCTTTTGTTTTTCAGAAGAATGGTAATTAGCGTATTCTTTTGCGTAGTTACGAGTAGCTTTACCACCATTTCGTTTAGCTTGTCGTTTCTTTAAAGACTTCTTTAATTTATTAATTTCTTTATCGGATACAGGTGCAACACCAATAGATACAAGTAAGCCGTCTTTAAAACCAAGACGTTCCATCTCAGATTCGTAAGGCTCTCCAGTATAAGGGTTGATTCTTTCAGAAGGTTCTGGAGCAGCGTTAGGTACAGGGTTTTCTTCTGAGACTTCACCGCCTTTGAAATTTTTATATCTTGGCTTTGATCCTTCAAATTTATATTGAACAGGAGCATACTTTTCTCCTTTTAGTTCAGCTATTTTTTTCTGACCTCCCATACCAAAAAGACCACTATAACTTCTCGACCAATCTTTAAAGAACGGAACAAGAGTTTCACCAATACCTACTAAACCTTCAACAAGTTCTTCTCTATCTCCTTCTTGTAAGGCTTCGTCTACACCTCTTCCAGCTTTTATTGATTCAGTTACTAAGTCATCCATTAGTTCTAACACAGGAGCAAGTCCTGTTACAGGATTACTACCATAATCATAACGTATTGTATTTACTGCTTTGTCTAAATACCAAGGCATTACTTCAGCAGAAAAGATAACAGTGTCTCCTAATTTTGTTAATAAAGGATCTATTTCTTTACTTTCTGAAATTAACGTATCATCCCTAAAGGCTTCTGATGAGTTTAAATCTAGTTGTAGTTGTCTTATTGAAGCATAAACTGATAAAGCACCTATCATTCTTGCACCTAAAGCAGCATCTCCATTTTCTAAACGAGTAACAAGAGCATTTGTTTGTGTTGTTTTTGCTTGCGCCCAAGAAAGAAAACTTCCTAAAAAACGAACTGACGGATCTCTTGAAGCTGCAAATAATCGTCTATTACCAACTGTAGGTATAAGTGCATCTCTTTCTGCTGACTTAAATCCTGCTCTATTGATTAATCTTTCTGCTACTTCATCTCCTTGTATGTCATCCATCTTTTTAAACTTACTAAGATACCTAGCGCTATCTACATCTAAACCTATATCACTTAGTTCTTTTAATAAACTTCTTTTAACTTTTCCTTTGTCTCCTATTTTTTGCCCTATTTGCCATGCTCTAATAGCTCCTGCATCAAATGCAAATTCTCTTGCAAACCTAGTAATCCTACCAAGTTGAACAATTTCAAAAAATTTACGCTGATATTCTTGTGCATATCTTTGAGTTAAATTGGCAGGATTAATTTCAATCATCCACTCAGCCATTACTCTATCTAATAGACCATTATATCTTCTATTATTCCAAAGAACATCTCCTATTTTTTCAGCACCTTTTAAATCTTCTTTACTTTTTACTGTTCTAAGTCCTAAAGCTTCAGAAGGTCTAAACTGATCTTCGTTACGCATACGAACTATTTGTTTTTTTGTTGCTTCAAAACCAGCAGAGAATCCACTGTTTTTGTAAGTTTGTATAAGATCACCAAAACTCGGTAAAGCTACTTTTGTAAGTTTAGTAGTTGCTAGTAAAGCTTGTAGAATTGCTACAGTAGATGCTGCTGTTTCATTATTAGCAACTGATCTTTCTGCATGATGTAAACCAAAATAACCATCAACAGTTCCTTTTAAATCTTTAACATATTTGTCTGCTATTTTTTTAAGGCTTGTATTGTTTGTTGTATCTGAACCACCATAAACTTCTCGTCTTATACCATTAATAAACCCTTGTAGTCTTTCTCCTCTTGCTCCAAAAACCCTAGAAAACTCAGTAACAGGTATTGTTTGTTTAGCTAAAGATTGAAAAGTTAAAATAGGATCGTCTAAAAAATAACCTTTGTTTGCCATAAATGCTCTTGCTTCTTGATCTGCAAGAACTCTTTTGTTTTCAAAATGTCTAGCTGCTGTTATTATAAACCTTTCATCCTTACTTGCTCTGTTTTGAAAAAGATTATCTCCTTCTTCTTTAGCCCAAATAGAATTACTTCTTCTTGTAGTATGACCATCATAATACTCTTTTGCTTTTCTTTCTGACCATTTTAAAAATTCATTAGTATTTTCAATACTGTCTTTTTCAACAAATCTTTTTTCATACATTCTAGCATTTAATCTTAAATTAAAATCATCTTTAGGCGCACCAGCTTTAATTGAATCTAAAACAAAATCAAGATCATCTCTATGTACATAACCACCAACACCATTATATAATTTTTTTAATTCTGGTTGTTGGTCTGGTCCTATTAAAACTCCGTATCTTCTCCAATTATTAAATTGAATTTTAAAAGCTTCGGCAGCGTCTTTTTTAACTTGTTCTCCATTACGAAACATTTTATTACTTGCAATTTGAGTTAAACCATAACTGTCTTCTTCTGTCATTTTAATACCGACAGATTTAACATACTTTTTAAACTCGGTTGTAAGATGTTCTAGTCTATAAGCCAATGCTTGAGCATCACTATTTCGTAAATCTCCTTCTTTTAAGAAACTATGTTTTGCTGTTTTAGGCATGTTTCTTTGATTTAAAATACGACCTGCTGCTAAAATAGTATCTTCTCTAGCTCCTTGTATTGTTGCAGGTAAAGCAACAGAAGTCCAATAGTTCATTGCTTGGTTTTTCATTTCTTCAACAGAATCTTGAATTGCAACACCAGCTTTTACTCCTCCTCCTTGAGATTTTACCATCAAAGAACCAAACTTTCTAAGTTCTTCTGGTCCAGCTTGTAAGACAGAAGCTTGAGTACCAGCACTTAATCTTTTTAAAAAAGTCCAATATTCTGTTCTATATATTTTTTCTCCTTCGTCTTGAAAAGCTTTTATAAATCTTCGTTCTTTAACTTTAAAGTCTGCAACTTGTATTCTTTTTTGCAAAAGACCTAGTGTTGCTCCTGTTGCCATTAGACCATAAACATAGTTCATAGTATCGTTTTCGTCTGCTGTAGTTACTCCTACTGCAAAACCTCCGACCATACCTACTAAAGGTCTTATTGTTTCTTGCATTAAAGCTGCTGCAAAATCTTTTGTTAGTATTCCTTTTTCAAGAGCAGCCATTAAGTTTCTATAACCAAGATCAGCAAAATCTTTAGGCATTTCTTTTAGTCTAATATCGTTTGCTTGACTATATATTTTTCTTAAATTACGTTCTATTTCTGAAACTTCTTTTTTACTAGTAATGATTTGCATTTCATCACTAGCAGTAAGTTTTGTATTATTTCTTTTTTGTCTTAGTTTTCTTATATCACCTATAAGGTTTTTTCTTTGGACAAGCCCTAACTCATATTCACTAACAAGATAACCATAGTTTTTATTATTAGTAAAAATATTTTGAACTGTTTTTAAACCGCCTTGTGTTAATACTTCTTCTCCTGTTTCTTCAAAAGATTTTATTAGATTATTAGGAACTTTAGGAGGCTCAACAGGACCATAAATTTTAACAGGTTTTGTAGTTGTTCCTGCTTTAGTGGTTATATCTACAGCTTCGTCTATCTGTCTTCCTACTGGTATAAGCATAGAACTTACTAAAGAACTTGCTCCACCTAGTGTAGCTCCCAATCCAAGAGAAAGAGGACTTACTTCACCATAAAGAGCTTCTTCTCTTAAAGCTATATCTCCAGTTGCTACAGCACTACCAGCAGTTACGGAAGCTAACTTACCAGCTTTTGCAAACTTCATCCAAGGAATTAAAAATGTAACTGGATCAGCAATAGCAACACCCATACGACCAGTCATAACCGTAAGGTCTTCGTCTTTATTTATTAAGTCGGGGAATAGTTTTGCGATTTCTGCTTGTCTTTCGGCTTCTATTTCACGAGCAGCTTCTTTATAAGTTTTATCACCAAGCCAAGAATTGAAACGAGCCTTACCAAGTCTATATAAACTTCCGGCTATTGTTGGCTCTTGTTTAGCTCCATAAGCTAGTTTCCTTTTAATCATAAAAGGATCTTTTTCTTCTTGATAAGTTTTTTCTGGTGCTGTAGGAACTGTGTCAGTTGTTTTTGGAGAAGGTTTTTCTTTAAACCAATCTAATGTACTGCTTTTACTAACAGTTTCTTTTTGTTGTTGTTTTCTTTGTTCGGCTTCTAAACGAATACGTTCTGCTTCTTCTTCTGCTTTTCGTCTAGCTTCTTCTTCTTCTGCTTCTCTTTTTAGTCTTTCTTCTTCTGTTTCTTCTGTAGAATCAATAGTAAAACCACCGTCTTCTGTAGTAGAATCTTGTGGTCCAGTAGTAACAAACCAATCTAATGTAGATGAAGGCATTAAGCACTCTCCATTTATTCAGTATATAGTTTATAAGGAAGGCTATTAATATAATCTTGAGTTTTGCTATCATAAAAAGCATCTTTAAACAAAGCTCTTATATCACCTAAGTCTCCTATACCTACCAAATCTATTTTGTTTATTATTTTTTGTCCATTATTTGTAAAAGTAATACCGCCTTGTCCTGTTAAAGATTTAGCTGTTTCTACAAACGGTCCACCCAATAAAGAGCCGATACCAATATCTCTATCAACTTTACTTTCAATATACATCTCTGTTTTTGAAGCGTTTAATATTTTATCAGGAGTTAAAGTTCCTTCAATATTAAAATACCTATACGGGCTTCCTTCTGGCTCAACAAATCCCATGTCTCCTCTTTCCATAGTTTCTTCTGGATTTAACTCTCCATTTATAAAAGACTGTATTTCTTGTATAGATGGTTGAGATTCTGATCCTCTAGGTAAAAAAGATTCTGATAAAACATATTGCATTGAAAGATTTCTAATTTGTTCTTTTATTGGACCTTCAGGTATATCATCAAAAGAAATTTTTTGATTTTTCTTTGCTATAGGTAATCTTACTTGATTAATATTACCTTCATCATCCATTTCTAATGTAATCGTATCATATCCTTTTCCGCTTTCTCTTTTTCTAGGAACTGAAACACTTCCAGATTCTACAGTTGTAGCTGTAAAAGGACTAATCGTTTCTGTTTCAATAATTGATTGATCATATATACTTTGAAGCTCTGGATGTATTCCTGAAGGTAAATCATTTAATGCATCATTTATTAAAGTTTCTCTTCTTTCGTTTGTCTCAGCGTTTTCTAATTCTGATTCAAAATTTTCTATTACCTTATCATAAGGCAATGTTAAAATTTCACCATTATCAGGTATAGAAATTAATTGCTCACCATTGTCTGTTGTTGTAATACTAGGAGGATTTTTCTTAGCAAATTCTTCGTTTTTAGAAATAGAAATAACATTATTTGCTTCAGCTTCGTTTTCAGGTAAAGATAAATAATCATCAATAGTCATAATATCAATGTCAAATTCTCTACTTTTAAAAGGTTCTTGGCTTATTCCTTTAGGAGTTGCTAAAGCTATATAAGAATCATACCATGCTTGAGCAATAACAGAAGGATCAGCCGTTGCACCATCAATACCATACTTTTCGGTACTTTTGCCTAAAAAGTATTCTGCACCTTGATATAGTCTTCCTCTTTCAGTTTCATCTAACTGATCCCATATTTCAGAAAACATAGCTGTTGCATTAGAGTCAGCAGGATCTACAGAAAGAATCCCTAAACCTTGTTCTACTCCAGCTTGTGTTGTTACATTAATAGCGCTTAACTCTTTCAAAGTTGTGTTTTGATCACTGTTTGCAAATTCTGTAACTCCTTCTTTTCCTGCTGGACTGTCTGAAGGACCCATTTGCATAACATAAGAATCTAACCGATTAAACATAGCAGGATGCTTACTTCTTTGTGTTGTAATGACACTGTTTGTTCCTGTGTTTATCCTACTTAAATTTATTTCGTCAGAAGTTGTAGTTCTTTCTCCTATAGTTGTTAGATAATTATCATACGCAATTTTGTTTGTTTGTAATCTATTTCTATGTTGTTCTGCTAAATTTTTATTGAAATAAATATCTTCAACTCCAAAAAACTTTTCTTGTTTTTCAAGTTCAGGTCCAATATCATTTGCAATATCAAATTTAGCTAATAGCTTACGAATAGAACTTGTGTTTCTAGGACTCATTATTTGTCGAGTACCTTCTTTTAATAGTTTTTCGTATTGAGAATTAACAAGTTCAGTAGACCTTTCTAAATCAGGTTTAAATTTCTTATATTCTGATTTAATGGATTCAAGACTTTGTTTTGTTAATTCCTCAACAGTATCATTATAATCTTGTAATTTATCAGTAGGTATATCTTGGTTTTGTCCAATACCTAACATATTTCTAGCATTTAAACCTTGTTTAGGTTTAATTGCATGATATATAAGACCACCTTCTTTCCACTGGTTAGGATCGTCAAAGTCAAGAGTTCCTCCAGCTTGTGATTGTAGTTTTTGTAGTTGGTTTGAATTAAAGTCTGTTGCTAATTTTACCGCAGTTAAAGCCTCTGCTTTTTCAGCCACTAAATTTTCTTCAAATAACGCTGCTTTTTTATTTGCTTTATTCGCAAGAAACATATCAGCAACACCCACCGCACCTAGTAGATAACTAACATTTTTTATCTTCTTTTGTTTTTTTCTAGCTCTTCTATCTCTTTCGTCTTTTTCTCCTAACAAAGACATTCCAAAATCAAAAGATGATTGTTTTGAATCAAAATCTCCCATTGCCATCTTACATTACTCCTTGTTGTTGACTAGGTGCTGCTAGTAAACTGTTGTTTGTTTCTGTTGCTATAGGTTCAGTTGGCTTACTTAACAAGCTTTCTGGAACTTCTATTTTTTCAATTTGTTGTGCAATCTCTCTTGGTAAAACCTCTTGAGCTGGTTTTTTGTTTCCTCTTATTCTATCTTCAGCAATCTTAGTTAAACCTTTAAACATTTCTAGTTCTTCTTCAGGTGTTGCTTCTTCTATATCTGGATCATCTTCATCATCTATTTTATACTTAACACCTGCTTTTTCAGCCATTGACATAAGCATATACATAGTAGGCTCTATTAGTTGTACCATTAAATCAGGATTCCATGCTCCTTTTTGAAAACCATCGGTTAATATAACTTCTGTTAAATTTACGATAGGCATACCTTGTCCGATTGCGCTGACTACATCAATATACATTTCTTCTTCTGTCAGCATATCAAATAAACCATGCATTGCTTCGTTCATTGTTGTATATGTAGAAGGTTTTTCCCAAGGATAAGGTTCATCAGGGTTGTTCGTTAAACTTTGACCCGGAACAGGTCCATTCATCTGACCAAGATAATCTAATATCTCTTGGTTTTTAACTTCTTTTTCTAAGTTTTCCATGTGTTTTTAAGCTCTCCTTTGCTGCGCCATCCATTGATAATAAGGATCATTTTGAAAAGCAGCATCTATAGATTGTAAAAAAGCAGGGCTTGCTGGACCAGTAGTTGGAGTTCCTGCAAAACCTTGTTGTGTCCAATCAACTTGAGCAGACTCATACATAGGAACATAGTTATCAGCAACATAAGTTTGATAAACAGGATCATACTCTTCTTCACCACTGAGTTTATCTACAAAAGATTTTACTTCTTTTGCTTTTGAAACAAACGAGTTATCTCCTGTTACATTTCTTTCCCACCAAGTAGGAGAGTCTATTGGATTTGGTGGAGTAATTGTATCTTCACCTGTAAAACCCGAAACATCGTCTTTTGTAAGTACATCTGGTTGTATTTTTGATGTAGGTACAGACTGGCTAAATCCTTCTTCTCTTCCAAGTAAATTTAATTCTTTTTGAGATGACGGAGACATTAACGAAGGTGTTTCGACTGTAGGCACATCTACCACAGCAGTTTCTCCTCTAGCAATGTTTAGATCGTAATTTGCATCGTCTCCTATAGCTTTTATACTGTCTGGAAGTTCTTCAAAAAGTTTATCACTTTCTCTATTCATTTTTTCCCACTCAAGACCTTGTTTAGTTTGTAATCCTAAAAAGTCTCTAGCACTTTCCATTTGTTCTTGCGCCCAAGTTTCAAAACCTTGATAAGCATCTCCAACTCCGGGAATTGATTTAATAAGACTAGATATACCTTCAGTTACAGTAGAAGAAGCCGTTCCTACAAACTCTCCAGCTTTATGTATTCCTTTCATTAAACCACTAAAAGGTCCTTTAAGATTACCTGCCCATGCTCCAAAATCACCCCACCATGATCCTAACTGTGGCATAATCAACATCATACCCAACATACCTACAGGACCAAGTTTACCTACAAACTTACCTACTTTTTTAAAAGCTCTTTTGAAAAACTTACCGACCTTTTTGAGTCCTCGTTTTATAAACTTACCTATCTTTTTAAACATTTTAAATTATTCTCCTTTTAAAATTCTTAGCCCGGTCCGGGAGTAGCAGGTGTCGATACTGACGAACCATAAATTGCAGTATTTACTGAACTTAATAAACTACCTATATTACTTGACCAGTTATCTTGAGAACCTGCTCCTTCGTTTCCTAAAGCTGTAGCTAATAACTGTGTCTTACGAGTTGCTTCGTTTTCAGCAGCTTTAAATGCATAATCTGCTTGATCTCTCATTTCTTGCCAAAGCATAGACATAGCTTGCGTAGATAATCCAAAAGCATTCTGTGCATTTTGTTGGTTGATTGCATTTTGTGCAGCAGTGTTTGCAAGATTTGCTTTTCTTCTCCACTCTACATTTGACATCTCTACAGCTTGTGCATTTGCAGTATTCCATTGATCTCTAGCAAATCTTTGTTGGCTATTAAACTTTTCAATGTCATTAATCATCATAGCATTTGCTTTATTAATGTCTGCTTCGATACCAACTCTTCTTGCTTCTTTAGCATTTTCAGAATTAGCATTAAATTGTTCCATAGCATCCATTCTTTGTTTATTGTTTAACTCAACCTGTGTTGCTAAGTTAGTCATAAACTGATTTGTTTGGTTTTCAGATGCAGCATTAAATTGTCGAGAAGCATTTGTAGAAGCTTGATTACTTAACAATCTTTGCTGTTCTTGTTGTGCTTTTAAAACTTTACCTTGTTGCTCGTTATTTAAGTTAGCCATATTCATACTTAAAAAGGCTTGAGCATTTTGAACAGCCAGTCTTTCTTGTGTATTAAGATTTGCTAAATCTAGTTGTGTTTGATTGACAGCATTTTGCATCACTGCTTGTTGCTCGTTGTTTACTTCTGTCATACTAACAGTTTGTAGAAACTTTTTGTTTGCTAACTCTGTTTGTACATCCACAGAAAACTGTTGCATATTAAGATTAAATACTTTGTCAGCGTTACTGAGTGCTGTTTGCTGTGCCATTTGAGCATCTTGTTGTGCTGCTTGTGCTTCAATGTTTATTTGTTGCATTGCACTTTCTTTTATAGTCTGTGCATTTTGAGAAGCAATCGGCATAGCTGCTTGAATCACAGCATTAAAAAGATTATCTCTTCCTACTGTTGAAGCATCTAATCCTCTTGCAGCCATCATTTGATTAACCGCAGATACAGCAGGTCTTGCCCATATAGGAACTTCTCCATTTTCCATTCCTTCTAATAGACCTTCTATTTGTTTACCGACTAAAGCTTCTTCAGGAAGATTACCAACCATTCCTCTTTGTTCTGCTGTAAAGTCCATTAAACGATCTTCTAAGTCTTCTGGATCATTACCAATGGCTGCTATATCTTCTTCAGATAAACCTGCATTTCTTAATTGTTTTTTAGCTCTTAATACTTTAGGTAATGTAGTGCCTGCAACTTTAGCAGCTTTTGCTTTTGCAGCATCATCTAATGTACCAACAACTCTATCTATAATTCCTTGGTCTTTTTGTTCTTGTGAGAAAGTAACACCGCTTGCTGAATATGTAAGTGCTTTTTCTTCTAGTTCAGCAGTATCTTCAGCATTAATTTTTCCTGTTGCTGGATCAAACACTACTTCTTCAGTGACTTGTTCGCCTTCGTATGTCGCAGCATCAAACTTTTCAGGTCCTTCTGCTGCTGTACTTATTCCTGTATCAACTGTTTCATCAGTAGGTAAAACTGCTTCGGCTGCTTCAGCTTCTGTAAGCTCTGCCATTTGTTTTGTGGTTGCTTTTATATCAGGATCAACTTTTTCTGCATCAGGAATTACAGCAGTTTCAGGAACTTTGCCTTCTGCTGCTTCTTGTATAATTCCTCTTGTTTTTTCTTGTTCTTCTGCAACTCTTTGTGCGTAAGCTGGATCAGCACTTGCTGCCCAGTCTATAGCATCTCTTACTCTATTTGGATCTATAGTTACGTTACCTTGGTCATCATCAGGAGGAGTATCATCAGGAGGAGTATCATCAGGAGGAGTATCATCAGGAGGAGTATCATCAGGAGGAGTATCATCATCTGTAGTATTTGGTGGAGTCCAAACACCGCCTATATTTTTCCAACCTGCTGCAATTGCTTCTTCTTTAGAATTAAAACCTGCTCTTCTCCACCAAGGACCTCCTTCTCTTCCTTCTTTACCTGTTGCTGTTTTTGGATCTGAACTCGCAACTTGCATTGTGTCTTCGTTGGCTCCGATAGCAGGTTCTTCAGCTTGAGGCTGTGGTTGAGAAATAGAAGCAGTTTGTGGTCTTTCCTTTTCAGGAGCAGGTGCAGGATCTTTTTTAATAGTGTTTTGTAGTAGCTGTTGATTTACAGAAGTATTTTTTTGATCTTGAGGAAGAGATGCCATCATTTGTTCCATACCCTCATCTTTTTTTGCAGTATATGAACGATCTTTTGTTCTACGACCTTTAGCCAAAGCAACTCTACCGCCTTGTCTCATATCAAGTCTATTACCTTTATTATATCTTTTTCTTGCCATTATTATTTACTCTCTTCAAAAAGTCTGTCTATTTTTTGTTCTAATTTTTCTAAGACCTTCATAAGTTTACCCATGTCATACTCAAAAGTATCTCTAGATATGTATTCTTTAGCCATCTCTTCTCTTGTTTTATTTATAAGGATGTCAAGTCTTTTAAGCTCTGTAGCATTACTGCGTATAGCGTACAACACAGGTGCGACTACAAGCGTTAATATTACGTTCCAAATTATGTAGCTTGAAAGTTCCATTAACTTCCTATAGTTTTTTGAACGCTTGTAGGTGTAATCGTTTCAGCTATCTTTGCATCTAACATTGCTTTAAGTTCATTGACTTTCGTAGAACCCATAGCAGTTTCAACCCATCCTTGTACGTCAGAAACTGTAACATCTGCAAAAGCTTTAAAGCTTGAAAGGTCTGAAGTATCTAATTCTTGTGAACTATATATAGTTTCTGAAATATTTACACCGTCTTCGTCTTTATTGGTATCGTCAGTTGCTTTAAGTTTCCAATGTACTGTGTAAATAACATCACTTTTGCTGCTCTTAGTTGGATATGTATCTACTGTAGAAACATCCCATGTATATCCGATTGCCATTTTAGCTTCCTCCTTCTAGTGCTGCAATTTTTTCTTCAGCAGTTTCTAATCTTGTTATGAGTTGTTGGATGACTGAAATGTACATTGCATCCTTTTGATTAAATTCAGAAGTTTTACCTATTCCCCTAACATCTCCATCTTCTTTTGTAATCGTATCGAGCAAGGCTGTATCTGCACTATCTGGAGATATGTCTAATTCTTTTACAAACCTAGAGTCAATGGCTTCTTGTTCTTGAGCAATAAAACCTATTTGTCTTGATCTGTTTCCATGTTCTTCTGGATTAATCCAATCAAACATTTTTGTTTGATAAGATTTAAAAACATCCATATCATATGTGTAATCTTCAACATTTGTTTTTAATCTTTGATCTGAAAGAGAATGAACAGTTCCGTCATTGGTATAAAAATCACCATTACCAGCAAACTTACCTACCTCTGTTGCATCCGTGATAAAAATTAAATCGTTTCCATCGTGATTGTAATAAATCTGACCAGAACCAGTACCAGCACCAGCACCGTCTGCAAAATTAATCCTACATTGTGAGCCACCATTTCGAGTGTGCATAGAAAGTATTGCATCTCTCGCACTGGAGTCTTCGGTGCAATGTATTAAAAGTTTGCAAGTTCCCTCTTTTGATATGGCTGCTCTTTCTCCGTCAACGGCTGCTGTAGCACCGACAAAGAATACTCCATCTCCAACGGTCGCGGTTACAGCCGTAGATGAGCCAGAACCAAAGCTCATTAAATCCCCATTATGTTTATAGTCAATAAAACCATGAATAGTGCCTTGATCTTTAAATTTAATAAGAGCTGATCTATTTGCTGCACCTGTATCAAATATCAATGTTGGATCGCCACCGCTTGCAGAATCTATAAGTATTGTTGGGTCTGCTATTGAGCCACCGCCTACATCTAGCAAGGCACCCGGACTTGCGGTGCCGATTCCAACTTTTCCATCTGAAGTAATACGCATTCTTTCTGTACCACCCGTTTGGAAAGACATCGTTGGATAATCTGCGTGTCCAGTATCTTGTGCATTAAAAATTACATGGGCATCATTTTGTCCAGCATTAGCTGCGGTAGATATTGAAAGACCTCTATTATCAGTACCAGTAATTATTACTTGTTCAGAATTAGCAGAACCATTTACTTCTAAAGTACAATCAGGGCTTGTAGTGCCGATTCCTACCATATTTTCGTCTAGTGTAAGTGTTTCATTTAAATCACCAGCAGCTTGAACAAAGAAAGATAAATGACCTTTGTTTGCTGATCCTTGACCGGGATCGTGTGCAACACCTCTTATCTCTGCATAGGTTTCTTTTGTTCCGCCATCTTTTTCATCGCCTGTAAATCGAATAACACCAACATCTGTATTATCGCCAATGCCACCTGTTGTTTGGTCGTTTAAGTACAACTCAATAACTGCTGCATCGTCTGTGTCAGCGTTTTGGAAGTTTTCTAAAAGAAGATGTGGTGCGTTGTCTGCTGTTGAATAAACATGTAGATTGGTACTTGGGCTTGCGGTTCCGATTCCAAGATTAGTGCCATCAAAAACAAGATTAGCTTCTGCATCTAGTTCCGTAGTAGTGCTTCCAATTGTTACTAGCTCATTTGCTGTAGCATTGTTTATTGCTGTAACTGCACCACTACTAGAGCTTTCCCAAGCCACTCCACTTCCTGTTGAAGTCAGTACTTGTCCGTCAGAGCCTTGCGAACCACCAACTGTTAGGTTGTCTGTTTCTAAAGTTCCGTCAATGTCTACATCACCACTTATATCTAATGTGGCTGCATCTAACTCACCTGTAATGGTTAAGTTTCTTAAACCTGTGTAATCTTTATTGGAATCGAGTATCACTGCTTTAGAGGCTATTGCTGTACCGACAGCCGTTGAACCTAAGTCTAATGCGTTTATTTCACCTACAACAACTGTTGCTCCGTCTAGGATATTTAGTTCTGCAGGTGTCGAAGTAATTGCAGTCGTTGTAGCGGCTGCCAAGACTGGAATGTATCCACCTTGATTGATTAAATATTGTGTGTGATCGCCTGTAGGATCTACGATACTAAGTGTCGTTTCGTTTGAGTCTGCTGTAGCACCTTCAAAGATAATAGCGTTTGAAGCCTGCATAGTTACTGTATCTGCTGTAGTAGTTACACCTGCTACAGTCAGTTTAGGAACCAATAGTTCTCCTGTGCTTGGATTGTATCTTAAAGCTCCTGTATCGTCTAACAATGCATTTGATTCATCATGAAAGACTACAGGGAAATTGGTGTTTGCTGTGCTGTCTGTAACTGTAGTTGTAGCAGCTAATGTTGCATTTGCTACTGTGGTTCCTGCAATAACACTTGCTAAACTTGAACCATTAACAGTAATTGCATCTGCTTCGAGTGTGCCGTCTATGTCAGCATCACCTGATACATCTAAAGTAGTTAGATCAAGCTCTCCTGCAATAGTAACATTTCCATCAGCTAATGTTATTAAATCAGTATCTGATGTATGTCCTATAGTTGTACCATTAACTATTACATTATCAACTGTAAGAGTTGTAAGCGTTCCAAGACTTGTAATGTTTGATTGTGCTGCTCCTGTTACTGTAGCTGCTGTACCGCTTGTATTACCTGTTACATTACCTGTTAAATTACCTGTAAATGAAGTAGATGTTAATACTCCACTAGAAGGATTATAAGTAAGTCCTGTATCGCTTTCAGCACCTTGTGATCCTGTAGCTCCATCAACAAATATAGGATATACAGTTTCATCTGCGCTGTTATTTGCAGAGACTGTAATATTGTCTGCTGTTCCTGTAGTGTCTTGGTTAAGTGTACCAATTACAAAGTCTAGTGTATTGTCTCCATCTTCGTAAGTAACAGTAATACCAGTTTCAGTATTAGAGCCAACCATTGCTCCAACAGTATCGCTGATTGTTTCTGCAAGTGTAGTTCCACCGATAGTAATTGCATCGGCTTCCAATGTTCCATCAATATCAGCATCTCCACTAATATCTAATGTAGCAGCATCTAGTTCGCCACTAATGGTTATGTTCCTACCACCACTAATGTCTTTGTTAGCATCTGTTATAATAGCTTTACTGGCTATAACAGTTCCGTTTGTAATTCCGTCTATAAGGTTAATATCGGTTGCGCTTGCTGTAACACCATCAAGAATGTTTAATTCTGCAGCCGTTGATGTAACACCATCAAGGATATTTAGTTCGGCTGCTGTAGATGTAACTGCAGTTCCGTTAATTGATAAAGCATCTGTCTCTAATGTACCATCTATATCTGCATCACCTGATACATCCAATGAGCCTGCATCAAGTTCACCTGTAAGTGTAATGTTTCTAAACGAAGCTGCATCTTTATTTGAATCTACTACGACTGCTTTAGAAGCTGCAACAGTTCCTGCTGTAATTCCGTCAAGCATTTCTAGTTCAGCTTCTGTTAATTCTGCACCTGAACCTAATGTAAGTGTTCCTGTTACGGTAAGATTATCGTTTACTGTTACTTCAGAAGTTGTGTGACCTATTGAAACTGGAACACCAGAAGTTGCAGTACCAATAGTAATACCGTTAGAAGTATTAGAGTTGTCTATATTTAATGATGTTGTTGCATCTAGTGAAATAGTTGTTCCATCTACTGCAAGTGTTCCGTCTATGTCTGTATTGTCTAAGTTAGAAGTTCCATCAACATCTATATCTCCTGCAACATCTAGACCTGCAGCACCTGCTAATACTAAATCATCAGCAGAAGCATCCCATAACATATAAGCACTAGCTGTATCGCCAAAGAATTTAACATCGTAACCAGTATCGTCTACACCAACAGTTATAGTATTGTCTACTTGAATAGCACCATCAAGATTTGTTGCTCCTGAAACTGTTAATAAATCTGTGGTAATTGTACCATCAAAGTAAGCATCTTTAAACTCTAAAGAACTTGTTCCTAAATCAATATCATTATCTGTTACTGGAACAATAGCTCCGTCTTGTATTCTAATCTGCTCAACTGCAGCACTAGAAACTTCTACAAATACTCCCCAACGATTATTTGTACTGTCTGCTACAATTTTATTAAGAAAATCTAAATCACCAATAGTATGTATATTACCACCATGTCCTGCTGTACCGTCATGCCTGTGTCCAGTGCTTGAAGCACTACTAGAGCTGTATGTAAATGCATTTACTAATTGGTTGTATTCATTGTTAAACAATGCAGCAGTAATGGTATCTCCATCACTAAACGTACTTTGTCTTGTATAACTTTGTGCCATGTTTTATTCTCTCCCTGAAGGTACGTAATCTATATATATTCCATTTACTGTATAAGGTGAATTTTGATTATCGCTAAATATTCTAAAATAATTACTTTTTCCACTGCCTTCTACTGATTGTCTAGTTATTGGGTCTGTTGCTGCTCCAAACTTATGACCTGCTGTAGAACCAAAAACTGCTGTTCCAAACAACGAAGGTTTTGGTATTGATAATGAATAATCTGTAGGCTGTGGACTATCTAGATCATCAAAATTATATCTTATTCTTAAACTTGTATCAACTGTTCCTTCTGGAGTTATAGAAACTTTTACATACTTAAGAGTTTTTAAAGTTCCTAAATCTCCGTAATCAATGTCTGGTGTCTGATACTTAGCTATAATATTTGTTGCTGTTCCACCAGAATCTAAAAAACTGTCTCCTGTGTCGTGATTATATACTTTTCCATTGTAATCACCATGATAATATTTTTCAACACCGCTTGAGTTAAAGCCTGAAACTGCTGCAGCACTTGCATCTATACCTATTGTTTCAGACCACTGAAATTGTGTTCCTTGTTGTGTAGTTTTCAAAGTACCTATTATTCCTCTTGCAGAACTTCCAGAAGAAGAATCTCCATAATATAAACGATACTGCGATTTATCTCGTATAACAATACTGCTTACATTAAAACTTCCAATATTATCTGCAATGTTTTTCATTACAGGCTGTATTGCTCTAGTAACTGTACTTAACTCTACGTCACCAATTCTTGCTGTACCTGCTAGTGTTCTTATGCCATCAGGTGCTAAAAATACTAAGTCACCACCAATCTCTTGAATACTTTTACCATCTAAACAACCAATATTTTGTGTAATTGGTTCTATTGCAATACTTGCTGATATATTTATATTTACTAATTTATAAATACTATTTTTACAAAATATAATTAGATCATCACGAAAAGATCTTAAACCTACTACTTGATCATCTAATACTATACTTCCTGAACCGCTTGTTGTAAAATCATCTATGTCATTTGTTCCACTATAAAATATAGTGTTTGGTGCTGTGGCTGCACCTGCTACAACTAAGTGTCTATCGTGTATCGTACAAAACTTAGGATAGTGTGTTCCACTTACTGTTATTTCTTTTGCGTAATAAGTTCGATCACTTAGTGCGCCAGTTCCTGTCATTTTAAAATAAAAAGGTTTTACACCTGATCCTTCATCAGTGATTATAACTTCTCCATAAGTTGTATCACCTTCATAAGTTGCAAAATGTGCAAGACTTTGTGAGGTTCTAGCAGAAGCACTACGACCTGTAAAAGTACTATAGTTGTCTCCACTACCTGAAACACTTGCTCTATTTATTTGCAACCAACTTGTTCCGTCTAAACTAAAATATATGTTAGTACTTGAACAAGCTATAACTCCATCAGCATAAACATGAAGACCTAATATATCGTCTTCACTGCTTGGATTTGCTGCACTTCCTCCTCCAAAAGCCGAATAACCATTTACTCGTCTATATCCTCCAGCAATATCAACTTCAAAGTTTTCTAACAATGTAGCAGAACCCGGAGTTCTTAACATTTCAAAAGAACTTGAAGACTTGTCTAGTCCTCCTTCACATGCTAATGCAAAAGGTTGAGAAGAAGTCATTATATTTGATCCGTTGACATATACTTAGGCGCAGGATTCATTAAATTAGATCTCATTTTTCTTAGTCCTTTTTTATAATCATCTAATGCAAAAGCTGCTGTCTGTGGGTTATCTTTAAATTGATGCATATAATACCTAGCTCTTGCTAATAAAACCGAACTATACATATCAGGAAATACTATTGTATCTCCGTGTGCATCTAATGCTGTAGGTAAATCCCAAGCAAAAAACCACACTCTATAAACTTTGTCAGGTATTGGACTTACTCCAAATTTTCTACCGTCAGGACTTCTTATAACAACTTTAGGTTCACCATATGTTTGTGTATCTGCATCGTCTATATTTTCAGATTCTCTACGATGATCTTTCCATTCTTCTAATGTTACAAAAGATAAATTTTGGCTTGTATAAGGCGCTGATTCACCGCTAACTCCAATAGTTGTTAGATAAAAATCATTCCAATCTATTGCGCCATAATCAGTTGTAACTGAGCTTGATGCTGCTTTTAATTCGTACCATCTTGTTCCTGCTGTTGTTTCAACATACACATTTCCATAAAAAGGATCTGTTGCTCCGCTTTCTCCTGTAGCAAGAAAAGACCATCTAGGTTCAGCGCTTACTATATCATTATAAGCTCTATTAACACAGTCTTTAACATGAGCTTGAACTCCTAAAGCACTACTAAAATTAGAAGAAGTTAAAACAACTTCGTTTGATTCTCTTAATAACTCATTCGTTAATTGTAAGTAAGTAGTTGCCATTTTTATTTCTTACCTTTAGCTTTTTTCTTTGCTGTCTTACTTAAATCTTTAAAATGATAAAGCCTTTTACTTGTTTTAGTATGCGTTTTATTAGAATGTACATGTCCGTTGGGCATTTTGTGTGTGTTGCCTTTAAACTCAGTGCCGTTTCTAAAATAATGTTTTACACCTTTAGCCATTTTAAATCCTTACAATTACTTCATTGTGTTCATGCCAACTTTGGCAGTACACTTTTCAACTTTATCTTCTATGCTTGTATATTGAACAATTCCACCATTACTATACGTCATTCTTTTAGGAGTGCCTTTATTCATTTTTTTTCTTTTATCTTTATCTTTACTATAGTACATTTTTATCCTTTTTGTCTGTTATAATTCTTTTGGGTTTTTCCAAAAATCCTATCAAAATTCTTATTGTATGTTTTTCTTTCTTGAGCAGTCATTCTATTGCCTGCACTTACTACTTTTCTATTGCCTTTTTTCTTATTCTTTAAGATTACAGGTCTTGCATCTGTTCCTAGTTGTGGCATTTGTTTCCTTTTTTTCTAAGTATGGGGAAGGAGAATATTATAGAATTTCCTTCCCTCACACCGTTTTATTGCTTTAATTAACGATTAGTCAATTGAATAGAAAGCAGATACTAAAGCTTCGCTACGAAGTACATCAGCGCCATAGACGTGAAGACCTCTAACGATGTCACCAAAACTGTCAGGATCACGAAGAACCTCAGTTTGTGTAATAGCTTGTGCAGTAGCGCAGGCAGAAATATGTCCAGCTATACATTTACCACTAGCTGTAGAAGCAGCAGCAATGTTATTAGACTTGTACATATCAAAACCACGCAGCTTTCCACTTGATACTAGTCCATTACGGATAGAACCTTGCCCTGCGTTGAAATCGACTGACATTAATTTTGAACCAGATTGAGACAGTTGCTCGTACCAAGAAGGAGGAGCTACAAACCATCTTCCTTCTTCAGGAATGTTTTGCTCGTCCAACAATCTAGCCATAAATGCCATTACATCAAGAGGATCAGTTCCAGTACCATCAGAACCTGTAAGGTCGATACCATTAGAACCGCCTTGATGTTGCGCCATTGTTTGAGTAGCAGCAGCAGCGTCTGCACCTAATACGTGATCAGGTGAAGAAGTTGAGACACCACTAAACAATTCAGCAATAACACCTTCATCAAAAGCATCTTTAAGAGCGTAAGCTGCAGAAGAGGATGCAACCTCTTTGAAGTT